CCCTCTTATCGGTATTAACCGATACGTCCACCATTACACGGCAGACGCCCACCTGATGATGATGTTGACGCGATCAGGACGTCCATAACGCTCGAGATGATCTTTCTGCTGAAAGGGCTCTTCGCCCCTCTTCAGAAAGAACTTGAGCAGGGCTCCATAACCGTCAAGATTACTCTTGGGGGCTATGCTACTAACAACCGCTCCCCGGACCAATGGGGAGTGGAGAGTAGGGCTAGTCTTCTCGGTTTCATACCCGAGGAAACTATGACGGCCCAGCACCGGAGATGTAGGAAGAACAGCAGGGAACGGGATCACCGCTTCTATCTGTTCATCCAGCCACTTCACAGTCCTCCAGAGACCAACTTTGTAAAGCTGGTTTCGAAGAGAAACAGTGGAGATAATCTCCGGAGCGTTACTCCGCTGCGCAGGGATCATCTGACGGACTCTCACGACACTAACGTCGTGCCCGCCATAATAATCCTTGCCGCAAGACTCTCTGAAATTTCCATTCCAGAAAGACTTGTTGACGTTGACTTTAAAGCCAAAACTTTGAAGTCGGTTGACAGCGGAACGCACATATTCCACGGGAATGATGATATCATCTCCGTAGACGCGCACCCGTCCCACAAAAGACTTAATGTCTTTGCGGGTTAACGGACGATTGAGCTCATCCTGAATCCCGAGAAACAATAGTGTCAAAAACACCATTGCCTCAATTGGGAAACAGAGAGCTGAACCCATAGACGCGAACTTGGCTAGGCGAATAACGCCATGGCCAGGCACATCGGCCTTACGTGACCGTGTTGCATCAACTGCCTCCAACATGTTGGGGTGGTTGCGCAACATAGTCCGCACAAGCTGATTCGAAACGCGATCGGATGCTTCACTCAGGTCGAGTGTTGCAAGGCTTCCGTCAAGGGAGCCTTTCTGGGCAAGTTGCTGGTTTGGCAACTGGTCCGAGAAACCGACAAGCTTCGAGAGGAGGTCATCCCTCTCGATAGCACCCACGAGTGATTCGAGAATTCCCTGCTGTGCATATTGCATACATGCAGGTTCAATCGCAATAATTCGCGGCGTTTTGAGCGTTTTAGGTACAGTAATGACCCTAACAGGTCGTTCTGCACCGGGTTCGAGCCAGTTAATACGGTCCAAGTCCGGTAGGTATTTCCAATTCGGCAAAAGAAATTTAGCCGCAGGAAAAACCTGTTCCAGACGATCCGTCCACTCAGCCTGAACATACTTTTGGTTACCCTTAAGTCTGTCAGCGGTGGCGCCAGGACCGTGCTTTGGGAGAATTCGCTCGTAGTAGATGTCTTCATCAACCTGCGAGAGAATATCGGCCCAAAGTAGTATCGACATTCTATGGAACTCCATGTAAGATTCTGGACTCCGTAGTTTATCGGATACTTTAACTTGCTTCTCACACTCGATATACCCTTCTATAGCTGCCTTGACGCGTTCATCTGAACACTCAAGAGCAATCTTGCCAAACATTAGCGTAAGCTGCCGAATGGCAAAGATCGCATCTATATTGGGAGTATCGAGCAATCGACCCGTAACGCGATCGAACACAAGGTCGAAGAAACCTCCGAGAAATCGGGGGAGACTGCCTCTAAAGGGGAAACCCTGAAAGAGGTCGCGACTTACCTGGCCTTCATCTAGACTTTTTTGGAAGTCTGAACAAAAGGCCGGCAGGGTTATCGTAAGAAACGACAAACCCTCGTGTTCAACCCGAGCCGAGACTGTTTTCAGATCTCGACTGGTGCTAGTGCAACACCAAGTGCCCAATTCATTGAGCACTTCCTCCCAAAGTAACATAAGGCTTTTCATTATACCCCTTTCAGGTGTATAATCCATAGCCATACTGTTACTGACAGTTACATCAGCTGTCTTAGTTCTCGCCACCCAGAAGCTGGGTGACGCGAGCTCCCGAAGAAGCAGTGAGGTACGCTGTGAGAGCGTCCACAACCTGCTTGGCCTCGGTAACCGAGTAGCCGCCGTTAGCCGGCACGTCGACCACGATGTACGTTGACATCGTGTTCTTCGTGTTCAGGTTCGCGACGAGCGGATCGGCCGAGATCTTCGAGTGATCGATGCGGATCGTGCGTCGGGTCCTCTTACCATAGGTATGAGAAACCGACAAGCGAACGGATCCATCTGCAGAAGTGAAGGCGCCAGCATTGACGCCCGAACTTGTGCGAGGGAGGCTGTTCGCCACCGCATTGATCGTGACAGACTGAGGGTCAGCAAAAGACATGGCATTACTCCGGTTGGTTGAATGTGAGACCAGGATAACTGGTCTCTCTTAAATCCTCTACCATCTGGTTTAATGATAGAGAAAGGACAGCTTTGTTCACTTATGGTGTCAAAGCTGCTTGGGGCCCTTGGTCATACCAAGAGCTCCGAGTATGGACCACTGCCGCGGTGTGAAGGCGGCAGTATTGAGTCCAAATCCGAAAGGGGTCGCAGCAACGCGAGCTTTGGTTTCATAACCACGCTCATGTTGGAAGATAGCGGGACTTCTAGAATAGAAGCTCGCTCCTTCTAGGGTTACTCTCCTAGTCCACTTTTTGTGCATTTGGATGTAGCCCCACTTCATGACCAGACCATCTCTTGAGAAGGCGGAGACGTTATGTAAAACGTCACCGATATTTCCAACCCAGTCGATGGCCCAACTCCAAGGTGTCAAGTTCCACAGCACCTCTGGATCGATCCGAATACCATAAAGCTTACGTGCTTCTGCAGCAGTCCTATTCATACGGCTATGGAGATCATTCCCCAAATCCATATGATAAGTAAAGCCACCAGAAAACACGTACTTGGTTTCGGTCCGAATAGTAACTGTTTTACGTCCCTTGGACCGGAGAAGATAAGGATTATGAGGAGGGTAGTAAGGACTAACCCCATTCGTAACCGTCTCTTCCTCGGATATTTCCACTGGAAATTCGTATCGTCGTCTAACCACCCGACCAGAATCCCTTCGCAGCTGTTCTAGAATCTTGTCAGATTCTACAGCAGCTTTCGCGAAGTTCTGGAAGTCGGAGATAACTGGCAAAACTCCAAAATTCAAGTTAAGCCACTCTCCACCCGCATTGCGAGCGGAGAGTCCTTGCTTGAATAGGAGCTTGCTAGGGATGGACGGAAGTCCATCCTTCAGCTCTCCAATGAAGGTAGCAGCATCAGATACGGGGTTTGTTGGAATACAACGTGATATAGCTGTAGCTCCCCGGCCATGCATATTAGCAAGGTCTGCAGGAGTGAGCAGCCAATCTGTTGTACCAAAAGCGGGGTCCTCTGCATAGACAGGTCCGTCATAAGTATATACGGGCTGTCCATCCAGAGTATAATCCGAAGTGAGTAGCCCGTTAAAGGGCGTATCATTTCGAAACCACGTCTTCTTGGTAAAAAACATACCACCAACATCCCTTCCCGAGGCCTTTTGAGAAGGCCAAGGGTGACTGTCGGAAAGCGTAACTTGCTTTCCAGTGGCACTCAAAGTACCAGTACTCGAAACCACATATCTTTGAGATGTGCGGTTCCAAGACCGGTTCGTATACTTTCCACTTTCGTGGTGAAGCATACGAGAGCGCCAGCCCAGTCCCAATGGAAGTTCCTTTCGTAGTAGGAGCATAGGTTGTTGTCAACCTATGGGTGTTGTACCAAAAGCACCGCTGGCCCGCAAGGGC